ATAGAAGCTATATGTAATAAGGTAGAGGAAGAAGCTACACCCGAAGAAGCCCTTGTAGCTGCTGACCTAGTTGAGACAGAACTAGTACGAGCTAGAAACGATAAAGGCCACTACATTAAAGATGACCCAGATACAGAAGTCAACGAAGCGTGGACTACTAAGGTCATTAAAAAGTTAAAGCCTAATAAGAAAAAGAAAAAGACTAAGTAGTGTCACCTAAGAAGCTACAAGTAGACAGTAAGTACGCTATGGCTGACACTGATGGTGACGGCATTATTACTGACGAAGAGATGGATCGCCACGAAAGGTGGATACGCCTAGAGAACGAAGATAAGCTAATGGACACACAGCGTATAATGGCGTGGCTGGCAATGTCTGTAACTATAGTAGCAGTTATAATATTGTTTACACCTATTGTAAGTGCAGAAAAAATGCAATCCGCTGCTAGTTTTTTAAATACTTTTATAGTAGCTCAGTTAGGAGTAGTTGTAGGATTCATGGGTGCTACAGCAATAAGTAAAACAAAGTCTAAATAAAGGGTAAGTACTATGGGTAGAGAAGAACAAGAAGCTAAACTTCAAAAAGAGCTAGATAAACTTAGAAAAGCAGCTAAGAATAAAAAGAAAACTAATAAAGCTAAACCATTGAAGATGGACAGAGAGTCCGTAGAAAAACGTAGAATGGAAGAGCTAGATCGTTTACGTAAAGAGTATAAAGATAAAAAACAAAAAAAGAGTATAGCTAAAGAAAACGAAAAGCTTAGTAAAACTAGAAATAGATCTAGCCTAGATAAACTAGAAAAAGTTTCAATGTTAGGTAAGAAAAATAAGAAAGCAGATAAAGTAACAGAATTAAAAATGTTTAAAGGTGAAATGATACCTAAGAAAGAGTATGACTTAATAATGGCTACTCGAAAAGCTTTAGGTAAAAATAAAGGTGGTATAATGTACGGTAAAAAGAAAATGGGTTATCTATCAGGTGGTCAAACTAAATTAGATAAAAACAAAGACGGTAAAATATCTGGTGCAGACTTTAAAATGATGAACCGTGGTGGTATGTCTAAAAAAGGTATGTCTGACTATCGTGGTGGCGGTATGTTCTACAACAGTAAAAAGAAAAAGTAATGTGGTTAGCTGTCATACTTCACTGTATTACACTAGAAGCTGATACCTGCGATATAATGGTTAGAACGGGAGGTTTGTTTCAAGATAAACCTGCGTGTTCAGACAGTGTAACTAAAATGGGTAAAGCACTAAGTAAGAATAAAGTGTATGTAGCGACACACTGTTTTAAGATACGAACTATAGGGGAGTCTGTATAATGTTAAAGAATAAATGGGTTTGGATAGCTATAGTACTTATAATAGGCATAGGCCTAGTGATTTACGGAACTAACACAGCAGTGTGTGAACCTCCGTGTATCTAATAGTAAATGAGTAAGGAACTAACAGCGCAACAAAAGTCTACTATGACTTGGCGATGGACGGCTCTTATAATTTACTTACTTATATGTTTTTATGACTTTATGTTTGTACCTATCTGGTACGGCATTAATAGACCAGATATATCACAGTTTATGGATATTATAAATTCTACTCCAGAACCGATGGTTCAGATGGAGCTAATGAAAAAGCTCACAGGTCAACATAATCCTTTTACTCTTATGGGTGGTGGTTTGTTTCACTTAGCTTTTGGGGCTATACTTACTGGATCAGCTTTTGCTGGACATGAAAAGTAAACTACAAAAAAGCATATCGGGGTTGCAATAATAGCATTTTTATGATATAACTAAATATGATATAACTTCCTTAGTCATTAAAAAGGAGTTATACAAAATGATTAGACGACTAATTAACATATATAAAACATATACAGAAAACAGAACAGCATACTGGCAGCTAATGAATATGACAGAAAGAGAACTAAACGACTTAGGTATCTGTCGTGGTGATATTAAAAGATTAACAATAGGGGAATAATATGGCTTACATTAAACGATTAATAAGATCCTTACTTAATATGCCTTGTAGTTGTTGCGATAAGTGTCAGTGCGGTAGCTGACATGAAAGGTGTACCACATTATTTTCGTGACGGAACTGAGCATAAAGGCGGTATGCATAAAATGGCTGATGGCACCTTGCACTCAGGTAAAGCACATAGTAAGTCTAGTAAACGCTTGTATCATTTTAAAGAACTATCTAAAACGGCACAAGCTAAAGCTAGACCTAAAAAGAAAACAAAAAGGGTAAAAAAATAAAATGGCAGCACCTAAAGGACTATACGCAAACATTAATGCTAGAAAGAAAAAAGGCATTAGCAGAAAGAAAAAAGATAGCACCATAACAAAAAAAGCTTACGATAATATGCAAGCTGGGTTTCCTAAAGCTAATAAAGGTATGTACGTTAAAAAGAAGAAGAAATAACTATGGCTAGACAATTAACGGAAAACCAACAGAACTTCTTAGAGGTACTGTTCGATCAAGCAGCAGGTGATGTAGTCTTAGCTAAGAAGCTATCAGGCTACAGCGATAATACACCTACACGTATTATAGTTGAGTCTCTCAAAGAAGAGATACTAGACGCTACACGCTCCTATTTTGCTAGAACTGCGCCTCGTGCAGCTTTTGCGCTAGGTAACGCTGTGAACGACCCTACAGAGCTAGGCATAAAAGAGAAGATGGTTGCAGCTAAAGATGTGTTAGATAGGGCTGGTTTGATTAAGACTGATAAAGTAGACATACAAGCATCTAGTGGTGTATTTTATTTACCACCTAAAGAGGGTAACAATGAATAGAAACTATAAGAGTGAATACAAAAACTATCAAGGTAAACCTTCACAGATAAAGAGACGTGCATCTCGCAACACTGCAAGAGCTAAGATGGTAGCTGGTGGTGTAGCTAAGAAGAATGACGGTAAAGATGTCGCTCATAAAAACAACAACCCACTAAACAACAGCCGTAAAAACCTTAAAATGACTACTAAAACATCAAATAGGTCTTTTCCTAGAACAAAAACAGCTAAAAGAAGAGTTACTTAACAGTTTTGTAAGAATATAAGATGTATTTACAAAAAGAATGGTTAGGATACTGGGAATTACCTAAACCTAACAAAGGTAAAGAGAAAGAATGGCACACTATAGCGCGTGTTAGTCGTACTGTACCTTTCGGTTATGAGTTAGATAAAGACAACGACAAGTTATTACAACCTATTGAGATACAATTAGAAGCATTAGAGCTTGCTAAACGCCATTTAAAACAATATGCTTACAGAGACGTAGCTATTTGGTTAACAAAACAAACAGGTCGTTACATTTCTGGTGAAGGTCTAAGAAAGCGAATAACAATTGAGCAAAAACGTAAACGAACAGCTTCAATTAAACGCAACCTTGCCAGAAGGCTCAAAGAAACGCTTGAAGAAATCCAAAAGCTCGAAGAAAAAGGTATCGGCAGCTACACCATCCAAGAAGAAATTACCTAAAGTAATACCAGCTACGCCTATAACACCTGAAATACCTATAGAAGAGCTACAAAACATAGTTTTTTCTCCTAATAAGGGTCCACAAACAGATTTCTTATCTTCTTCAGAGCGAGAGGTATTATATGGGGGCGCAGCAGGTGGTGGAAAAAGTTATGCGATGCTTGCTGACCCATTACACGGTCTAAATAACCCTAATTTTAGTGGTTTGTTAGTCCGACACACGACAGAGGAACTACGTGAGCTTATACAGAAAAGCCAAGAGCTATATCCTAAAGCTATCCCAGGAATTAAGTGGTCTGAAAGAAAAAGTCAATGGGTTTCCCCTAGAGGTGGTAGGCTCTGGATGTCTTACCTCGATAAAGACATGGATGTCATGCGTTATCAAGGTCAGGCTTTCAATTGGATTGGTTTTGACGAACTTACACAATGGAGTACTCCTTACGCTTGGAATTATATGAGATCAAGACTCAGGAGCGCACACTCTGACGAGTTAGGTTTGTATATGAGAGCAACTACCAACCCAGGAGGTGCAGGACATCAGTGGGTTAAGAAAATGTTTATCGACCCTAGCCCAGCTAAAGATCCTTTTTGGGCTACAGACATAGAGTCAGGCGATACAATAATATACCCTAAAGGTCACAGCCGCGAAGGGCAGCCTTTATTTAAACGTAGGTTTATTCCTGCTAGTTTGTTTGATAATCCTTACTTGTCACAGGGTGGTGACTACGAAGCGATGCTTCTCTCATTACCTGAACATCAACGTAAGCAACTACTAGAAGGTAACTGGGATGTAAACGAAGGTGCAGCATTCCCTGAGTTTAACCGTAACATACACGTAGTAGATCCCTATACTATACCTAAGAGTTGGACTAGGTTTAGAGCGTGTGACTACGGATACGGAAGTTGGACTGGTGTGGTATGGATGGCTGTAACTCCAGCAGAACAATTAGTAGTATACAGAGAAATGTATGTCACTAAAGTTACAGCTACAGATTTAGCTGATATGATACTTGACGCAGAACAAGAAGATGGTACAATTAGATACGGTGTGTTAGACTCTTCACTGTGGCACAACAGAGGTGATACAGGTCCAAGTCTAGCTGAACAGATGAACATGAAGGGTTGCAGATGGCGACCATCCGACAGAAGTAAAGGCTCTCGTGTTTCAGGTAAAAATGAAATACATAGAAGGCTACAGGTAGACGAGTTTACAGAAGAACCAAGATTAGTGTTTTTCTCTAGTTGTACTAATACAATAGCGCAAGTACCTAGTTTACCTTTAGACAAACGTAACCCTGAAGATGTAGATACACACGCAGAAGACCACTTATACGATGCCTTACGATACGGTGTTATGACAAGACCAAGAAGTTCTTTATGGGATTTTAATCCTGCTACACAACGCTCTGGCTTTCAAGCGTCAGATACAACATTTGGATATTAACATATGGCTGAAGATGATCTAGATTATAACATTGAAAGTGACGAGTCTTCCTTTATAGAAGACATTAAAGATACGGAAGAACAAGAAGATTCTTCTGTAGGTAGAATATCTAACTTTGTTGAAGGTAAATTCAGTAAAGCAGAAGACGCTAGACAAAATGATGAGACACGTTGGTTACAAGCTTACAGAAACTACAGAGGTTTGTATGGCCCCGATGTACAGTTTACTGACACAGAACGTTCTCGTGTATTCGTTAAAGTAACAAAGACTAAAACACTTGCAGCTTACGGGCAAGTAATTGATGTTTTATTTGGTAACTCTAAGTTCCCTCTTAGTGTAGACCCAACTAGTTTACCTGAAGGCGTAGCTGATACAGTACACTTTGAAGCTAATCCTAAAGCTGAAGAAGGTATGGATGCAATTAAGAAAGCATTTGATAGACCTACCTTTTCTCCTGATAATGCATTAGAGCCAGGCGATACAATGGAGTCTATAAAAGATAGACTAGGTGCATTGCAAAATAAACTTGAACCTGTAGGTGATAAACTAATAGAAGGTCCAGGACCAACACCTACAAGTATTACTTTTCATCCTGCGTTAGTTGCAGCTAAGAAAATGCAGAAAAAGATACACGACCAATTAGAAGAGTCAGGTGCTAATAAACAATTAAGATTAGCAGCATTTGAGTTAGCTTTGTTTGGTACAGGTATAATGAAAGGTCCGTTTGCTATATCTAAAGAGTACGCTAACTGGGATGAGGGTGGTGAATATAACCCTACAATTAAAACAGTACCGTCAACTAGTAATGTATCTATATGGAACTTCTACCCTGATCCTGATGCAGCTAACATGGATGAAGCTGAGTACGTAATTGAACGCCACAAAATGTCTCGCTCACAGATGAGAGCATTAAAAGACAGACCCTTCTTTAGAAAGAACGCTATAGACCTATCACTAAACATGGGTGAGTCCTACACTAAGAAGTGGTGGGAACAAACTATGGAAGAAGCAGAACACGGCTCACAAGCTGAACGCTACGAAGTATTAGAGTTCTGGGGTTTTGTAGATAGAGAGATATTAGAAGAACACGAAATAGATATACCTAAAGAGCTAAAAGACGCAGAGCAACTAAACGTAAACATATGGATATGTAATAACGAAGTACTACGTTTAGTTATGAACCCATTCAAGCCTTCTTATATTCCGTACTACGCTGTACCGTATGAAGTATCACCTTATAGTTTCTTTGGTGTAGGCATAGCTGAGAACATGGATGACACACAGACCTTGATGAATGGCTTTATGCGTATGGCGATAGATAACTCTGCGTTGTCAGGTAACTTAATCATAGAAGTAGACGAGACTAACTTAGTACCTGGGCAAGACCTAAGTGTATATCCAGGTAAAGTCTTTAGACGGCAAGGCGGTGCGCCAGGACAAGCTATATTCGGTACTAAGTTCCCTAATGTAGCCCAAGAGAATATGCAACTATTTGATAAAGCAAGGGTGTTAGCCGATGAAAGTACAGGGTTCCCGTCTTTCGCGCATGGGCAAACAGGTGTCTCTGGAGTGGGGAGAACTGCTTCTGGGATTTCTATGCTTATGTCTGCAGCTAATGGTTCTATACGAACTGTTATAAAGAACGTAGATGACTACTTGATTAACCCATTAGGTAAAGCATTCTTTAACTTTAATATGCAGTTCGACTATGATCCAGAGATAAAGGGTGACTTAGACGTTAAAGCGCAAGGTACTGAATCACTAATGGCTAACGAAGTACGTAGTCAACGTTTAATGCAGTTCCTACAAGTTGCACAGAACCCAACACTTGCTCCATTCGCTAAGATGGATTACATTATACGTGAGATAGCTATTAGTATGGACTTAGACCCAGACAAAGTGACTAACTCATTAGCTGACGCAGCAATACAAGCTGAGATACTTAAAGGCTTCACAGCCCCTCCTGAACCTGCTCCAGGACCTGAAGGTGGCGCACCTGCTACACCTAGCCCTGCTGGTGCTGCACCTACGGGTCAAGGTCCACAAGCTCCTGCAGATATGTCTGGTGGTGGTGGTGCTAACATAGGTATAGGCGGTGCTGCAGCTCCAGGTGAACAAGGCTTTAGTGGGAATGTACAGTAATGGGTAGTTTTGCTAGACTAGCTGCTGAAGTACTAAGTCCTTTTTTAGGGGGTATAGAGACTAAAGTACCTGATGATCTTGTTTCTACATCGGTAAAAGCAAACCAAAAAAGTATAACTAAGCCCCGTTTAGATAATAAGAAAAAAACCATAGTAAAAAAAGGACTAATGGCTAGATAATGACAGACAGTTACGTAGATAACATAATAGCACTTAAGAAAATAGTAAACGATAAATCTGTGTGGGTTGCTTTCGGTAAAACACTAGATGATAAAATAAATCAAGTACACGTTAAGATGGAGCAAGTTCAAGGTGAGGCAGATATATACAGGTGTCAGGGTGAGATATCTGCTTTACGTAAATTACAATATTTAAGGGATGAAATAAATGGCAGTAAGTGATCAAATGGAAATGGCTCTAAACGAGTCAGAGAGACAAGACCCAGTAAGCGGTAATGATGTACCTATGGGATCGCTTCCTGAAGAAGTAAGAGATGATGTACCAGCTATGCTGAGTGAGGGAGAATATGTAGTACCTGCTGATGTATTACGATTCTATGGTTTAAAGTTTTTTGAAGACTTGCGAACTGACGCTAAAGTACAAATAGCGCAGATGGCAGATGAAGGTCGCATAGGTGGGGAACCTATAGCTGGACCTGGACCTGCTGCACCAACCCCAGATCAACCTAATGGTTTAGATCTATCACCAGAAGATATGCAGAAGTTAGAGTCTGTACTACAAGCTAGTGAGGGTGGTGCAGTAGGTTTTCAAGACGGTGGCTTAAATGAAGTATTAAAACAAAACGAAGAAGGTGGATTACCTACTAAGAAGGTAGGCATGGATGTAGATAAAGATACAGATATGTTAATAGATCGTATTATGAACTCTGTCCAGAAAAACCCGATGATAAAAGAAAAGTTAGCCGCTAGAGGTATAGGCTTTATGAATGGTGGTGATGTACAAGGTTATGCTCCAGGTGGTGCAGTTGACTATATAAATGTAGCAAAGAACTACAAACCTTCGTTTAATCCTTTTGATCCTGACTTTGGGTTAGGTATGTATTCTAGTGGCTTAATGAAACCTAAAACGGCTTCTGACATACAAGAACAAGCAGGAGTTTCTGCACCTAGACAAGAAGTAAAAAAGAAAAAAGAACAACCTGACGGACCAGATGATCCTGATGCAGGTAAAGTAAGAGGTTTTGCTGAAATGTCCGACAGCGATATTCTTTCGTTTAGTAGTCTATTAAGTAAAATATCACCTGCGTTAGCTAAAAATTGGCCTGGGTTAGCAAAAGCACAGGATAAAGCTATGAAAGGTGTTAAAGCAGACATAAAGAGTATTGTAGATAGAGGAGATCCTTCAGAAGGCCAAATGGGAAGTGGTGCTACTTCAGGTGGAAGTATGGGTGCAGACGCCAATCAAGCTGGTGGAGGTTTTTCATATGGAGACGGTGGAACTGAAGCAAATACAGGTTCAGGAACAGGAGATCTAGGAGGTATAAGCGTAGGTGAAGCAGGAAGAGGTGGAGGAGGTTCTAGAGGACAGTCTGAAGGAGAAGCAGAAGCAGCTAGTTTAGGTTTTGGTATCAACAAAGGCGGCTTTATCTCACGCAGAAAGAAAACATAAGATTGACACAGTAATATAAATAAGGCAAAATAACAACTAGGCTACTCCGTAAAATTACGGACCCCATATAACAAAAGGAAATACAATTATGCCAGAGCCAGAAGCAGTAGTAAAACCTAAAACAGCAGGTTTTGTAGATAGCAAACACAATAACGCTAATAAGAGACGCATCGAAGAAGAGCAAGCTGAAATAGATAAACTTACAGCAGCACCAGAAGGAGAAGAAGAAACTTCTACAGAAGAACCCGTAGAAGAAAAGGTAGAAGCTAAAAAGGAAGAAAACCTTAGCCCAGAAGAAAAGACT